TTCGTCGATGGTTGCAGCTTCCCAGATTGGGTAGAAGTGAAGACCGATTGCATTAGACGACGGGACGATAGCCCCTGAGATGATGTTGTTTCCATATAAAAGTGATCCAGCAACTGGTTCTCTTATCCCGTCTATGTCTACAGGCGGTGCTGCGATGAAAGCGATAATGAAAACTGTTGCTGCAGTAAGTAAGCATGGAATCATAAGGATACCAAACCATCCAACATAAAGTCGGTTGTCGGTATCTGTTACCCACTTGCAGAACTGATTCCAATTATTCTGTTGTGGTAGAGCTAGGGTACTCATAGTTGATGTTGATGTTGATTCTAGTATCTGTATCTGTTTGGGTTACACTTCTATGTTCTATTGTTTGATCGAAAAAGATAGCTTCATTTTTATTAGAAGTAAATTTTTCTCCAGTTATCATTTCAGTGTATCCATTATTGGTAGTAAGATTATATAATAAAACACCTGTAGGTTTCTTGTAACGTTCACCATGTATAGACATATCTATATGGTAGTCGTGTATTATAACCTTCCCTTGGTTAGTATATAAGTTGGCTTTAGCTCTTAGCAAATGCTCTTCAGTAAAGCCAGCTTTATCTATAATAGGTTTAATAATTCTATCAAAACCATCACTTAATCTATTGCCTTCATCATAGAATTTATGCCCAAACATAAACCCATCATTACCTTCAGGTGATCCAACACTAGGACCAAAGTACCAAGGAAATCTATTACAACTTAACTCAGATAAAATATAATTACTTGTCTCTTCATCTAGGAAGTTAGGGGTGGTGTACAAATTCCCTCCATTCTTTTTGTATGTATGTGTAGAAGATAGCACCTAGTACAATGAGTATTGTAATGATGTCTTCTTTCCAGAGATCTGCTTTAGTCATGCTTTATGTGCTGCTACTCCTCTGATAAGTAAGTCTCTTCTTTCCTTATCAGGCAGGTGATTTATGCTACCAGTACGTGGATTTTGTTTATCTTTTAGAGTATTAGTTAAATCTGATGCGTCTACTTTCTTCCAAATGTCACCCATCCTTTGTAGTTGTATCCACTTTTTCTGAGCTTCAGTTACTGTAGCAGGATCATATCCTCTACCATTAATAATATCTTGTAATGCTTTGGATCTATGTATGAACTCATCACTATAACCAAAGGGGTTTCCAGCTACTTCCTGATGTTCATGCCCATCATATAGATTATTTTCTTCTCTATGTTGGAAGTCAGATTCTATCATAAGTTTCTCCTCATCTGTAGCCTTTCTTAATGTACCTTCTTTAGTTGGTAACATCCATTCTCCAGAAGGATCTTGTACAGCACCCCACTTTTCTATAACTGAATCAGAATCAAATGGAGTATGAGCCCAGTCCCCTCCTCCTGATGGATTAGGTATAGTAGGACCACGGTAATCACCGAAGTCATCATATGGTTGATCTTCATAACCACCCGGTCCATCTTTAGGTGTTTTAAATTCAAGACCTGTTACACCACCAGTATTCGTACGGTTACTAGCTATCTTTAAGTTCTCATTTAAAGTTCCTACTAAACGTGTTAAGTCAGCAGCAGTTTTTTGTTGGTCTAATCTATTCATAATATTAGAAATTGATATTAGATCGTTCAAGCTTCTTCATTATATCTTGTCTATAAGCTGGATCTCTATCATATCTAGGATCACTCATAGCTTTAACAACTTCAGCTTGACTACGGAATTGTTCTCCGCTTGTTTTGGGTGCATTTCCTGTTAACATTCTACCATCTTTACCTACCGCATCTTCATATCTATAAGCTAGTGCTCGTACTGCAAAGAAGGCAGCCAGTGGATTCCCTTGTTCCATCACTTGATCAAACATAGCAACCTCTTGTTCATTTAAAGAGCTGTTAGCCCACTCAAGCATATTACTATACTCTTTCTCTCCACCAACTATACCTTTTAATTCAGCAACATCTGCTTCTGTAAGATCTTGTTTAGTTGGTTGATTATTTTTACGATACTCTAGATATTGATTAGCTAGTTCTGTAGGATTTGTGTTCTTTAATTTTTCTACAGTTTCCTTAGAAAATTCATCCTTACTAATTGCTTCTTCCCATAAAGTATCTAAGAAACTAGTTTCTGGAGCTTCTTCCTTTTCTTCAGGTACTTCTTTGGTTTCTGGAACCTCAGTTTCGCTAGTTGTTTCGCTATCTTTACTACCTTTCTCTCCAAGTTTTGATTGGAGTTCGACATAAGCTTTCTCTAATTCTTGTGCATTCTTATATTTACCTGCTAGCAACTCTTCCTGTTGCTCTACCATTGCTTCACCGACTTGAAGAGAGTCCTGTTCTTCAGGAGTAAGACTCTCTCCACTTGTCATAGTATCGGTTGCCGCATCATACGTTAATGTTTCTGCCATTATCCTTCAGGTGGTTGTTGTTGTTGTGCTATCTGTTCTGCTAGTTGTGGATTCTTAGAAGGGTCCATCATAGGTGAGGACATCATTGCTGGAACTTGTCTAGTTGCTTCTAGATTTTGTTCTTGTTCCATCTGTGCTTGTTTTTCCTGCTGTAGTTCTTGCATACTCTTAACTAGATTTAATACATCTATGCCTTGAGCAGCTGCAAGTCTCTTAATAACTTCATCAGGATTAATATACTGTTGTATAGCTTCTGGTCCCATTGTCTGTGCAATAGTTTGTAAGAAACTACCAAGTGCTTGTACATCTTGACCTCTACCAAGAGCATTTATACCTGCTACAATGATTGGTTTAACCATTCCTTTAGGTATCTTTGGTATCTCTCCAGTTTTCTGGAAGACACTGAGTTTTCTATTGAGATATGGTACTAAGAATTCAACTGTAAGTAAACCAAAGAGTCCACCTAACTGTTGCTCTAGTTCCATTTGTGTCATCTGAACTTCTTGTGCAGTAGTTCTTTCGCTATCTCTTACACTAAGTATAAGGAATGCTTCATTCAATCTGGTTTCTAACTGCGTCATTAACTGATAAGCAGTTTGGAAATCAGCAGTCTTACCTACTTGCACTACCCCGATATCGTCGGGTCGTCCTTGCACGATTGCACCGTTACCTGCAGATGCTAATGTCTGAGGTTTAGTTGTGCTTGAAGGTGATACAACAAAGACAACCTTAGCTGCCGCTGCTGATCCTTCCACAAGAGCTTGTGATAAAGCTTCAAGTGATTTCAAGTCACCAATGAATTGACCTACTCTGCCCCGCCCGTAGGCTTCTCCATCTACAGTATTAAATCTGAGAGGGAGCCACGGAGTAGTTTCTAGTGGTGACTTGCCTTGAGATCCGGGTATGATATTACCGTAAACCTCTTGATGCCATACATATCTATTGTTATCTCTAGTGACATGTGTGTAGATGTCGCATTGTCTGTCTCCATCTGTCCCACTTTTGTCACTATCTACTACCGAGTACTCTTCTTCATCTTCATAAGTCTTTCCTTCTGGTAGATATTTTTGTATTAATTTTTTACTAATACTTTCTCTTGTGACTATTTCAATTACGTCACCGTTTCCATCTCGTTCTATAACGAAACGATTAAGAGGAAATAATTTCAGACCTTTCTTATCCATATAGATAAGAGCATTACCGCCTACAACTAAATGTTGTAATGCTTGGTGTATTACTACACGATCATCTGATGCTGCGATTGCGTCAAGGATGGTACGCTCAATCTTTGCAAAGGATAAGTCTAATTCTGATTTTATTTCTGGAGGAAAATCTTCACCTAGTTGTGACTCATCTAATTGTAGTTTAAAGAAACTAGTTTGTGGTGGAACGAGTGATAAAGAAAGTTTGGATGCTAAAGCTACAACGCCTTTGGCTCCAACGGATTGCCAAGGTGTTTGTAACTGTTTCATGCCTCTTGCATTTTCTTCGTGACCACGGATGAGATAAGGTAGGGTGAGTTTTCCTGCATCTTCTGCTTCAGTTAAGAACTGGGATCGGTCACTAGATAAATAGTCATACCTAGTTTTAGCTGTCATTGTTTTATATGTTTATGGAAGTTTGTTTAATACGCATACCTGATCTATTAAAACCACTTACAGGGCTATATGCTGTACCACCTGTTAATCCTCTATGGGTCTTAACCCCGCCAACTTGTTTTCTATTAGCTAAGGACATTAGATCTTTATTATAGGCTTGTTGTTTTGTTCTTCTTTCAAAGTCAGCAGCTGATCTCAGGTTATCTATGTGACCAGCTACTGCGTCTTCTTTAACATACTGATCACCTATATTTATATATCTAGGTTGGCTCATTTTATCATAGAAACTTGTTTCCCATTCTCCTTGCATGGTTTCAAAGTCTGCTTGCTGCTGTTGCATGTCTTTCATACCTGTATCTAATTTGTTTTGTACATTAGATAAGTGTGCTAATTCCATATCAGCAAGTCTCTGTTGCTCTGTAGCGAACGGATCTATCCTACTATACCAATGAGGATCCCAGTCGCTTTGATGCTCCATAGACCCGAACTGTGCCCATTTC